AGGCCGTCCGCGCTGGTGAACGCGCGCACATGGTCGACCTGGTGATGACGGTTGAGCCCGGCAGCCGCATCTTCTGTGGCCTTCCTGTAGCGCGAACTTTCAAATGGCAACGCGCGAACAATCAAATGGCAACAGATCGTGTTTTGAGCTGCCGGCTATAGGCCACGCCTAGCCACCTCAGCAGCCAGTGCCTCCTCGGACACCTTGTCCTTGAACTGAGCCTGTAGGCCCCCGAGGGTCCTCGCATTGCGGATTGCTCTGTCGTTCAACAAGCCAACCGCGTCCTTTAGCAGCTCGTTCGAACCGAGCTTGTATCGGCGCCGTACGGCGACCGCGAGGTTCCAAGCTGCCGACCCGAGGGCCACCGCCTCAACCTCAGACTTCCAGAAGTCGTCCATCTCCCAGGCGACGCGATAGCACTCAGCCTGGGCAGCTTCGATCCTCGCGGGGAAACCCAGCACATCGAACGCAAGCTCGGTATCGAACTCTCTCCAGTTGATATCGGTGGGGAAGCTATCGAGGCGGGGGAGTTCTCCCGCCTGGTTGATTCTGCCCATGTCGTGTTGCAGTTCCCGATCGCGAAGATGCGCCTCCGATTGCAGCACATAACGCTCCAGGATCACCGCCGTACGGGTTGCTGCGTAGGTCGCCTCTCGCCGGCTACTGCGGCTCCCTGTGAAGGAATCGATCCCCCATTTCAGGGTCTGATTGGCGAACGCGGCAACAACGCCGCCTAAACCGGCCAACTGGAGGATGCTCGACAGTGACAATTCATCCGCCAATGGCCTCTCTCCTAAATTGCCGAGCTTATGACCAGCTCCCGCGCCGGGCTGCTTCGCTGGGCTCCGCCCGCCTGATAGCTGAGCTCGACCGTCTCGATCGATGCCCAGGAGAACAGCTCGCGCACCTCGGGCACGTCGTTCAACGATAGGATGAAGCGGCCTTGAAGGCCCTGTAAAGCGGCGCTGAGCTGCGCGAACTCCTCCCGCCCGAATAATCCACGGCCGTAGAAGTGCTCGGTGCCCCAATAGGGCGGATCCAGATAGAACAGCGTGCCCGGCCGGTCCCAGCGGGTAATGAAATCCTGCCAGGGCAAGCATTCGATCCAGACGCCGGCGAGGCGATCATGGGCCGCCTCAAGAAGTGGCTGCAGGCGAGTGATGTCGAATCGGGCAGGCCCCTTCGTGTCGATGCCGAAGGTTCGGCTGGCCACCTTCCCGCCAAAGCTGAGGCGTTGGAGATACAGGAAACGGGCCGCGCGTTCGAGGTCGGTCAACGTCTCCGGGGGCTGGGCATTGAGGCGTTCAAACTCGGCGCGGCTGGCGAGCTGCCAGCGCAGCATGTCGAGGAAAGCCTGATAGTGTCGCTGCAACACGCGGAAGAACGTGGCGACATCGCGAGAAGCGTCATTGATGACCTCTGCCTTCGGACGGGTCTGTCGGCGCAGGAATACACCACCCATGCCGACGAAAGGTTCTGCATAGGTGGTGTGCTCAATAGCTCCGATGCGCTCGACCAAGCGCGAGGCGAGCTGCTTTTTGCCGCCGATATAACCGGCGACGGGAGAGATAGGCCGTACGGATTCCATTTGCGTGATGATCCAGAATCGTCGTCCCGTCAGGCGCGGCCTCACGGCCGCCGTGGCGGGCGATGTGATCTTCGTCTCGTCGGGCGGCTAAGACCTTGCCGGGAACTGCCGCCGGAGCCGAAAGGCTCCCCTGTCACGTCACCTGTCGTCGTTGTTGAACTGCTGCCGGAGCACAGCCGCCACGCCCGCCCCGTCCATGCCGTCGTGATTGTTGAAGCGGGAGCCGCACCCGCCGAGCAGAAGAGCGAACATAAGTAAGGCTGCGGCGCGCATGGTCATGCTCCGAGGAGGAGGAGGACGCCCCAGAGGGCGCCGACGGCGACCTCCGCGCGGAACCAGTCGTAGCTTCTCGGCTGCTCAAGGAACGCGAGGTAGGCGGCCGCCGCCGCGGCCGCGAAAGCTGGACCGGCGAGCCAGTACCAGGGCTGGTCTGCCAGGGCGGCAACGGCGATCACGCATGGCAGCACGAAGAGCATCCGCGCGAACACCGGCAGGAATCGGCCCGGCAGCAGCAGGAGCGCCGCCTCGAGCACGCTGGGACTGCGGTTCGGCGGCGACGCGCCGCCGATACGAAGCAGGATATGGCCCCAGGCCCATACGGCCCAGAAGGCATAGCCAGCGGCGAAGGAGAGCGCGACCGGCCAAGGTTGCACCAGCAGAGCGACGGCTCCGATCGCCGGCGCGACATAGAACAGGGCGCGGCCGCGCAGCCAGACCGGTTTCCAGCTAGCGTCGCCGCGCAGCCGGTTCAGCACCGCGCAGACCAATACTATAAAGAGAGCCGCGATCATGCCGTCGCTCCCGACACGCCCCAAACGGCCGCTTCACCGGCGTTTGAAAGCACTGTGAACACCGCCTCCGCATGCTGCTCGGCGATGCCGACATGCCCAGCCTTCGACGCGGGCAGTGCGAGCGTCGCGCCGGCCTCGAGCGTCCAGGTGACGGCGCCGGCGCCACCGCGGCGCAGGGTGACGGTTTCGCCCTCGGCCCAGTCGTTCGGCAGGGTCACGGCGCGGGCCGCAGCGTTCGACACGATGACGATCGCGCCCTTGTCGACGCCAGCGAGGGCGGCGTTGGCGGCATAGCGGTTGATCCGCCGGGCGCTCTGCTGGACGAAGTGGGCCAACTCCGCCGTCGTGGGGCGCGTCGCCAGCCCGTTGCGCTTCAGCTCGACGCGATCGGTCGCCTGCACCGGATCCGGCTCCGGCGTCGTCGGCCCGGCCTCGCCGGTGGCCGTGATCGTGCCCTGAGCGAGCTCGTATCCGGCCTGCTCGGGCGTCAGCGTGATCTGCGTCTGTCCGGGCGTGAGCTTGATGCCGGCGATATACGCGCCGGCCTTTGCGGTGACGATGTCATAGACCTGAGTGGACATGCTCACTCCTCCTCCTTCTTCCCGGAGGAGCCATCCTCCTTGGATTTGACCTCGACCTTGGTGGTCCAGCCGTTCTCGTCCCAGACGTGCTCGACGGCATCGCTGCGCCAGGTGCCCTTGATTCCGGTTCGGAAGCTCTCGCCGGCGATGACATCGGCCTCGGCCTGGGCATCGAACCGGCCGCGGGCGAGCTGGAAATGCCCCTCGCCGGTGTTGCGGGTCAGGCGCTGCGCCTCGGCCTGGGCGGCCTTCTCGGCCAGCTCCTTCGTCGGGTAAGGCGATTTCATCGTGAAATCGGGCCCCTTCAGGCCGGTCTCAGCATCGACCTTCACCCGCTTGCCAGTCTTCTGGTCGATATAGGCGGCCTTGACCTTGCCGTATTGGGCCCGGCCGTTCGGCGTGATCGACCAGGACTTGCAGTCGCTCTTCTCGATCTCGATCGGCGCGAGGTTCTGGCCGCTGGTGGACTTGGCGGCGCCGCGCTTCGAGACGACGAGCTTGTCGCCCATCGGCTTCGCCACGCCGCCATGTTCGTCAGCGAGCGTGGTCAGGAAGTCGATCTCGGATGTGTCGACCCGGGCCCGATACGGGATCTTGATCTTGGCGAGCTCGGGATCGACGCGCGCCGTCATGCCGTTGCGCTTGGCATAGGTCTCGACGATCTCGCCGAAGGTCGTGTCCTCATGGCTTTCACGATCGACACCCTTCAACTTCGATTTCAGATCGGCCGCGCTGGCCTGGATGACGATGAGCTCGCCCTCGTCGACATCGCCCGTCAGCTCGATCGACTGCAGCTCATACGTGCCGATGAGGCCCTGTTCGCCACCCTTCCAGCCGCCATAGACAATGATCGTCGCCTTCTCGGGCGGCAGCTCGATCGCATTCTCGGCGTCGTCGAGCGTGAAGGTGATCTTGTCGGAGCTCTGCCCCGCTTCGTCCCGGGCCGTGGCTTTGACCAGGCGCGAGTAGAACGCGCCCGCAACCTCCTGGCCGTTCACCGTGATGTGGATGAAGGGCTGATGGCCACCTTGGCGCTTGTCGAGCACGAAGGCCACGGCTCAGCTCCAGAGCTTGACGGTTTCGCGCAGGCGGGCGCCGGCCGCCGGCGGCTCCGGCAAATCGACGATCGTGCCGACCGGAAGGACGGTGCCGGCCGAGGCGATGCCGGGATTGCGCGTTAGCGTCTGCTCGAGCAGCAGCTGATCCTGTCGGCCGAGCTCGCGCCAGATCACCAGGTCCAGCGTCATCCCGTCCTTGACCACCTGCACCCGGGCCATCAGAACAGCCCTCCGAAGGGGCCGCTATCGCCGCCGAAGGGCGCGAGCTTCACATCGAAGGTCGTTTTCCGGCCGATGCCATCGTCGTGGATGTACTCATGCTCAGCTCCGACCTCGAGGATGACGACAGAAGCGAAGACTTCTGCTGCGATGCCGCCGGCCGACCAGCCGAGGAGCTCGACCGGCTCTCCGGCAGCCTGCGTCGCCTTGAGCGCCAGATACTCGGCATGGCCACCCCATTCCTGATTGAAATAGAGGCCTTCGATATCGAAGCTGTCCTCGTCGCGCCCGGTGAACTGCCGCGCCGGGCCCACGCCGAAGCGCTTGGTCGCCGGCCAATTGACCTTGGTGCGCTCGCTGATCTTCTGCAGCGAGAGCGGCAGTATCTCGAAGATGTGCGGTCCAATGGCCAGGATGGGAACGCCGGCCATCACTCGACCCCATCATGCAGGGCGCCGGACAGCCGATTGCTGCCACCGACCGCGCCTGATGCGGCCGCCGCCTTGACGCGAGCCGCAACACGCTGGGCGGCGGCGACAGCGCGATCGCCGCCAGCAGTAATGCCGCGCTCCAGCGAGCCCATCATCGCCGCGCCGGCGCCCGACAGATCGGCCCCGCCGAAGGCGCCGGTAATGCTGCTGCGGATCCCGCTGGCGGCGGATTCGGCCGAGGCACCGCCCTGGCGCAGGCCGGCCGCCAAACTCTCGGCGATGGTGATGCCGGCGCCGCCGAGGTCGATATCGCCGGCGCCAATGAGGCTCTTCGCCCAGTCTTTGACCGAAAGCCCGAAGGACGATGTCCCCGGGCCCGCGCCTTTCGGCTGGGCCGACGCCGGCGCGCCACCCGGCCCGAAGCCGAAGCGTCCGGCCGCAGTGGCGTTTGGCGCGATGCGATTGCGCAAGGCCTGGTCGGCCTGGTTGCGACGGCGTTCATGAGGCTCGGCATCTGCCGCGTAGCCGAGACGATCATCGCGATTGCCCGAGAGGCGCCGCAAGCTATCGATCGCCGCGAGGCGGGCCTCCAGCTGCAACACGCGTTCGCGCAGCGCCATGGCCTCGCCCCGATCGGCCTGGCCGCGCTCGTCCTGGTCGGCGGGCCGACGCGGATCCTTCCTCGCCGGGGCGCGGCTCGGGTCGATCGCTCCGATCTGGTCGGCAAGCGCGGCCAGGCGATTGACCGAATAGGCTAGTTGCTCGTCGGTTGCGCCGGCCTTTCGGCGGGCCTCGATCGACGCGCCGAGCTGCTCGCGCTCGCGTTCGAGCTCGCCGAGGCGGAGATTGTCCGTCAGACCGAGATTGGACTTGTCGACCCGCTTGCCCGCAGCGCCGGCCTCTATGCGCTGGCGATAGAGCGCGTCATTCGCCATGCGTTCGCGTTCGGCTGGGGTGAGCGCGGCGCCATCGGCGACGCGACCGGCCGTCGCGTCCTCGGTCGCGCGATCAGCTCTGGCCTTGTCCCGGTCCGTCGCGAATTTCTCGACGGCTTCCATGCCGGCGATGATCCGCTCGACACCCTCGTTGATCGCCGGAAGTGCCCAGCGGCCGAGCTTGTCGCCGACCTCGCTGGTAAGCGCGGAGAGGCGCTTCAGATGTTTGTCCGTGGTCCTGAGCTCGATATTGAGGCTGTTTTGCGCCGAGCCGACATGCTTTTTCGGATCGGTCACGATGTCGATGTTCTTTCGGATTTCGGGAAGGGCCTGCCCCGCACGGGCAACCTCGTCCCACCATTCCTTGCCGAAGACTTTAATCGCGACCTTGGCCTTATCGCTGGACTTTTCGAGCCGCTCCAGCACGTCGATCATCGTGGAGGCCGCATTGGCCTTCATGCCCTTCTCCACTTTCTTTGCGGAGAGGCCGATCATCTTCAGACCCTCATCGACACGATCTTGCTGCTCAGTCGCGGTTCGAAGGGTCGATGCGAAGGCGTTGAAGCCACGGGCGGCGACTTCGGGCGCGATCGCGACATTGTTCATGGCTGTCAGGAACGCCAACGACATGTCGAAATCGACGCCGGCAGCCTTCGCAGCCGCGCCAGCCCTCTGAAACATATCGACGACGTCCATTTCCTTCGCGGCGCCGGCGTCGGAAAGGGCGTTGACCTTGTCTACGAAGAGCTCAAGCTCCTTATTTCCCCATTGCGTGGCAGCGCGGATCTTCGCCAGCGCATTTCCCGCCTTGTCCGCGCTCACATCCCAAGCTGTGGCAGCCGCGAGGTTGACGCGGACGAACTCCGGCATGTCTTTCAAGGTGACGCCGCCGGCGCCGGCTTCGGCCACAAGCCCCGCGACCTCTTCCCGGGCCCGGCCATAGGCGATTGCCCATTTCGAGACCGCCTGCTCCATCTTCTGGAGCGCGGCGGGATCATCCATCCCGTCGACCTTCTTCTGGACCTCTGCCATCGCTTTCTCGAAGGAGATCGACTGGCCGACCGTCGCGCGCCCCGCCATGCGGGCTCCCTGGACGCCGAGATAGCCGCCCACGAGAGCCTTCGTGCCGCCGAACAGCGTTGTGCCGGCTCCGTCCTCTGCGGCATTACGACGGGCGCGGCGCGCCTGGGCCGCCAGCCGAGCGGCTTGGCGCCCCTCGGCAGTCTTCATCTGCGCGATCTCGCGCCGGGCACGAGCAGCGCGATTTCCAACCTGGTCGAGATCTCGCGCAAGCTTCTTGGCCCCGGAACTCGCCCCAAGGCCATCGACCGCCGCCTTGGTATCCTTTACTCCGCGGGCCGCGGTCTTCGCGCCCGACGCGAGGTTCAAGAAGTCGCGGCTGATCTTCTGTCCGCCGCGAACGCCGTCCAGCCCCTTCGCCGCATCCCTGACGCCCTTGATGTCGGCCTTCGCCTGTCGCGCACCGCCCCTGGTGTTCGCGATCAGATCGAGGATCATCTTGACGCGCATGTCCATGCGGTCGGCTCCTATGCGCCGGCGAGCTCCTTCAGCTCGCCATGCCAGAACATGATCCTGCCGATGTGCCAGGCGAGTACGGTCGGCAGGGGCGTTCCGGTGCCGCGGGCGACCTCGATCGCGAGCAGCGGCACCGCGGCGAGCTCACTGCGCTCGATCAGGCGCTCGGCTCGGCCGCCAGTGCCTCTTCGATCGCGACGACGGCGCGCGGCAAGAAAGGGCGGAGGGCTTCTGCCACCCTCTCGGAATCATCGGCGGACAGGGCGCCAAATACAGCCGGGTGAACGCCGGAGATGAGCGCCCGCAGCCGCATCGGCAACGTCGCCTCGCGCGGATCCTCCTCCATCAGCTCGGCGATATCGGCGCCGGTCGCGCGCCGGATGGAGATGGAGCCGAGTGTCTGCCCGTCGACCACCAAGGGGTGGTCTAGAGGGACGGTGGTCGACCACGCGCCCGGATTGGCGGGCCGGATTTCGGGAGCATCCGGAAAGACGAAGGCCGCGGCCGGAGCGGTCTCCTGGGCCGCCGCCTCCGCATAACCCGGATACGGCTTCACCGGCGAAAGATCGGGGCCGCTCATCCGGTGATGCCGATCATGTTGGCGATGCGAGCAGACTGGCCGCCGCTATCGACCCAGCCGCCGAGCTCGATGTTGAAGCGGGCGATTTCCTTGGTGCCGATCGTCAGCAGGTAGGACGAGATCGACTTGATCTCGTATTCCGTGCCGAGCAGCGAGCCGCCCTCATGATCGTCCGTCTCGGCGTTGAGGCGGCCCCACATGGTCGCGACCACCTGGATCTCGCGATCGTCGGCCGAGGTCGCATATTCGTTCACCAAGGCGCCAAGAATGGTGAACTTGCGGCGCGTGCCGAACGGCGTGCGGAAGAGCTCGAGCACGTCGGGCTGCATGCCCTTGAGGTTGAAGCCGCTGGTGCAGGGCTCGCGCGTGGTCGCGACCTCGATCGAACCGTTGCTCGCCGCCGGCGAGAACTCGTCATACTTCTCCTTCAGCATCGGCAGTTTGGTCTTGCCGAGCGAGAGGTGGGTATTGAGGGTGTTGCCGGCGGCGTCCTCGGCGAGCATGTTGGACGCGCGAAGGACGAGGAACGGTAGGGCGGCCATCGGTTTTGCTCTCCTGCGGTGGCGCGGCGGTCAGACGCGGTCGAGCGACTGCAGGATGCCGTCAGCCAGATCGGCGTAGTAGGTGATGTTGCGGCGGGCGCCGAACTGCAGATCCTGCAGCGGCGCGGCCGGCTCGCGGTCGTATTCGACGCGCAGGACGCCCGAGGCGAGCTCCTCGTTGCTGTTGAGGCTGCGATCGAACCAGGCGCGGCCGCCGAGGATGGCGCCCTTGGCCTTCAGGCTGTCGAGGAAGCTCTCCAGCGACTGGATGATCGCCACGGCCAGCGGAACCGAGAGGTTCTTGTCGAGCGCCCAGTAGAAGGCATTGACGACGGCGTCGTCGATCATGTCCTGGGTGCGGACCACGTTGACGAAGCGGTCGAGCGGGTCCTCGGCGCAGGTCTCGTTGCCCCAGAGAATGAAGCCGTTGCGCAGGGTGGCGATGCGCTTCTCGTTCAGCCAGTTCGCCTCGCTGTCCGGCTCGCCGGTGTAGTACGGGATCGGCCGGGACGGGCCGACAATGCCGCCCATCTGCTGGTTGGACGGGCTCTCGAAGGGACCGCCGACCGTCTTATCGCGCTTCACGAAAAGGCCGGCGATGCGGCCCGAGGCCGGCTGGGTGACGATTGAAGCGCCGGACAGCACCTTGATTGACGGGTGGAAGAGATAAGCCCGCGGATCGTTCGGGAAGTCATCGCGATAGGTCGCGGCCACCTCCTTCGTCGCATCCGGCGTGTTCAGGATCTTGATCGCCTTCAGGCGCGTGGCGATGCCATCGAGCTCGGCCGCAACCGGGTTCTTGGCATTGGCGATGCGCTGGCTGTCATAGCCGGGCGCGATCAGCAGCTTCGCCGGCTTTGAAGCCTGCTTGAAGGCATGGACGCCGGAATAATCCGCGCCGGAGCCGACGATGTTGGCGATGGTCTCCTCGAGCTTGGTCTGCGGCACGGCCGAGGTGCCCTCGGCGACGCGCACCACCTGGACCTCGGCGACGACGCCCTGGTCGTCGAGCGCATCGAAGACGGCGTCGACATTGCCGCCGGTGCCGAGCGCGGTCCGCATCGCGGTGTCGTTCGAGAACATCTCGACGACGGTGTCTTCCGGGAACTTGGCCGGGTCGGCGGCCGGCGCGACCAGCATGGCGCCGATCGTCGAGTATTCACCCACCGAGATCGGGCGCGTGGTCTCGCCGGTCTTGAAGACGCGGGTGCCGTGAAAATACTCGGTCGTGGGCATCGTGCGCTCCGGATCCCGATCGTGGCGGCGCGCTTGACAGCGCCGAGGTCGAGGCCGAAGCTAGGTGTCGAAGCCGAGCAAAAGGCCCCGGACGCGCGTCCGGGGCCTTTCCATGTTCAGCGCCTAATCCTGGAGACGACGATGCCTTTGCCTGCCCCGCTGTCCGATTTCATCGCCCTGTCCAAGGCGGAGATCTCCGGGGCGAATATTCTGAGTGCCGGCAGGTTGATGGGCAACGTGAATAGCCATGTTCTGAGCATCAGATCCTACATCGAGCCGACGCTCGAGACGATGCAGGGCGCGGAGGCCGCTTTGAACGCCGTGAGCGCTTTCCAGCAGGAGCTTGCGGTTTCTCTGATGAGCAAGCCGGAAACGGTTGATGAGCTGCGCCAGGCCGCCTTGGACGAGCTCGCCAAATTCGAACGCATTCTCCAAGGCGCCAAGCTGAACGAGAAAGCCCGGCACCTCGGTTTCTAGCGGTCAAGCGCCCGGCCAGATCACCTTGATCGCGTTGGCTGCCTCGATTGATGCGGCCATGTCCACCGCCTTCTTGCCTGAGAGGCGCGCCTGCTCGATCGCGGCGCCGATCTGCTCCCAGCCCTGGTCCATGGTGATGATCAGGTTGGCCACGGTGAGGAGATCGGCGCCATCGATGCCGATCGAGGCCGCCAGCATCGGGTAGTCCGCCGGCTGCGGATCCTGCGCGGCGAGCACGGCCTTGGCCTGCTCGACCTTGCGGGCATAGGTCATCGCCTGGCCGGCGCCGGGCGTGATCCAGCGCAGGCGCTGGCGCTCGGCCTCCACATCGATGGCAGCTTTCAGCCGCTCCTTCAGCCGCTCGAATTGGTCGACCAGGCGCCAGACGCCGAGATTGGGATCCGGCTCGATCTCTGTGTCGAAGGCGCAGTGAAGCGGCGCGCGCTGCGAACCGTCCACCAGATGCTTCTCGCCGAGCTCGTCGATATAGAAGGTGCGGGCGGCGGTGCCGACATCGACGATCACCTCGCCGTTGAATCGCAAGCGCGTATCGTCCAGCGCGAGCAGATCGGCCGGGATCTCCGGGCCGACGATGCCCTGAGCCCGCCCGATCACGATATCCTCAACACAGATGGCGACGGTCGTCATGTTTCGTCCTCTCAGGCCCGCAACTCGATGCTGATCGCACCGGAGACGTAGATGTTGGGCGACCACGCCCCCGAGTTCACCATGTAACCCTGGGCAAACGCGGTGACGGCGTAGCGCGTGCTGGCGGTGAGAACGCCGTTCAGACCTTCGGTATCGGTTTCGGCGTCGACGTCGAAGTTTCTCAAGCTGAGCTGCGGCGAACGCGCCCAGTTGATCGTCGAGTTAATCTGATAGCCCGACGAAACCAGCGCGCTCCAAGAGGCGCCGCGCTGGCGCGTCGACTTGACCAGCGTGGCGACCAAAGCCGCCCTGTTCAGCAGAGGCGTGACGGTGACCACGTTGCCGGCCGAGGTTCCGACCCAGGCGCAGAGCATGCGGTCAAAGGTCGTGTCATAGGAGGGATCGCCCTCTGCTGGCGAGGCGCCGGTGCGGTCGATCAGCGAGAAGCGGCCGCGCGGATAGGTGGCGAGCGGCGTGGCCAGCCCAGTGCCGGGAGCGTCCCAAACGAGGTGATAGGTCTTTGAAGCAACCGTCGCGAAGGTCCGCGCGCCGGCCGCGAATTCAACCGTGGTGTACTTGACCAGGCCGCGATGGACCCACTCGGCACCGTCATTGATCGAGACCTGGCCGACAGCGGTCGTGAAGGCGAGCACGTTCCCGGCCGTAGTGATCTCGGGATAGATCGGCTGCTTCTCGGCGAGGCCGCTGGTGGCCTGATCGAGGCCGGCAGGCGTCAGGGCAGAATCGGTCGCAGTGCGCGCCTTGGCTTCGGCCGGGGTGGCGAGGCGGGCAAAGCCATAGGCGTCGGTCGCCGCCGCGGCGCTCGACCAGCCGGCCGCCGTCCGCTTCAAATAGCGATTGGCGCTGTTCTCGGCGGCCGAGTTGTCTGAGACCATGTGCCCGGTCGGCACGGCGGTCACGACCCAGACGCCGACCCACTGGGCGAGCTTGTAGGCCTGCCCGACCCAGGCGCCTGTCGGCGCACCGTTGATGATGTAGGTGGCGCCGATCGCGGGCGCCGCCGGCGGATCGTTCAGCACCCCGTCGACCGTCACCCAGAAGGGACGCACCTGGCGGCCGATATTCACCTGCGCGGTCGGGTCGATCGTCACGGTGATCGCGCTCGGATTGGCGACGGCGAGCTTCAGTCGATAGGTCACGGCCGAGGCCTGGCCGGAGGACGGCGGCGGCTTGTAGCCGTTACCGCAACGGGCAAGGCCGATCAGCGTGCCGGCCGCACTGAACAGGCCGACCTCGGCCACGTTGAAGCCGTGAGACGGCCGAGCCGAGCCGTCTGGGGTGTCGGCGGGGATGATCGCGTCGACGACGATTGCCCCGTCCACCACCGCGACGCTGGCAATCGCCGCCCGGTACTTCTCGCGAACGAGCGCAACCTGCGCCTCGTTGGGATTGTAGGGCACGCCATTGGCATCGCCCCAGGCGACATGGGTGAGGACGAGATCGGCGCCGCCGCCGAGATCCGCGACGATCGCGGCCCGGCCGGCCGTGGTGGTGAGCAATCCGGTGGTCATGGCAGGGCCTCGACGGTGATGAGTTCTTCCAGGAACAGGCCGGCGGCGAGGACGGGCAGAAACTCGAAGGTCTCGCCGCTCAGCGCATAGGGATCGACCGTGACGAGCTCCTCAGCGAGCAGGCCAGCGCCGAAGACGACCTCGCCGGTCAGCAGCTCTCCGGCCCCGAAGACGATCGGCCGCGATTTCGGCTTGGCGGACATCACCAGCGGCCGGACGGCCTTCAGGATCCGCGGCACATCGTCGAGCGTAGTCTCGATGAAGACGCGCGACGTGCCGCGGCGGCCCATCGGCACCTGGTCAAACCATTCGGTGAGCTCGAAGGGCCGATCAGCGAGCGCCAAGGCCGAAGTCACCGCCTGCACCGTGCCCTTGATGCGATGGTAATCCGGGCTGTCGGCGATCGCCTGGCGCTTCACCGGCTCGGCCCAGCCATCATCCCAGGCATCGATGCTCAGCGCCCAGGCGAGCCAGGGCAGCAGCACGGCGGGGCAGCGCCAGGCATCCCAAAGCGTCTCGATGACGACGGGGTCGAGTGCGTCGAGCTCGGCCGAGAGCGCCGCGAGCTCGCGCTCGAAATGCGTCGCGCTGTCGGGGAGAAGATCCACGCTCACGACCAGCTCTCCGCCACGATCTCATGTGTGACGGTGACGCTGCCGAGCCGTGGCGCCTTGAACAGATGGGCGATGATGGGGTCGGCCAGCGGCACGAAGCCGGGGGTACCGACGCCGGCGAGCGCCGCCTCGGTGTAACCGGCATGCGGCGGATTGACGTCGCCGGCGGGCTCAGAGAGCGAGACCTCGACGACATTGGCGTCGGTGCCAAGCGCGGCGGCCGCGATCGTTCCCAGCCTCATGCGCCGGCCGATCAGCCAGATCGGCCCGGGCACGTCGTCGCCGATCCAGCGTAGCCGGCCCGAGCAATACTGCCGGATCCGCTTCTCGGCCTCGGCCTTGACGATATCGGCCGAGGCGCCCTGGCGGATCTTCAGGACCGCGTTGATGTTGAACGGCAAGTCGGTGGCGAGCTCGACCGTGACCAGGTCGCCGAGCGGCCGCAGCCGGATCCGGCTCAAGGCCTCCTTCACCGTGGCGACCAGCGCCGTCTTCTCGTCAACCGACAGCTCGTCGCGGGGCAGGATGACGACGCGGATCCGCGGCGCCAGGCAGACGCCCTCGTCCTCGGAATAGACCGCGACATCGAGCACGTCGCCCGAGGCCGAGAGCGCCCAGAACAGGTAGGCGCCGACCGGGCCCGCCGTCGACCAGGACTCCGGCGCAAGCGCCAGGCGCTGGCGATAGGTCTCGTCATCCTCCATCACCGCCGGCGTCGCGCCGATCGCCGGCACGATCGCGCGCCGCGGCGTGCGATAATAGGTGATGCCGATGTGGTCGAGCGCGCGCCCTAGCGCACCGGCGAGCGTCGTCGCCCGGATGCGATCGTTGATGCGGCCGCGCAGCAACGTCTCGCGATAGGAGCCGACCTCCATGACGACGGAGGCGGGGTCCGACGCGAGCAGCAGCGTGTCGACGGTCGGCAGAGCGGGATTGGTGAGGCGCCGGGCCTCCCACCGGGTGGCAAACTCGGCGCGATCGCGGGCGAGATAGCTCTCGAAGTCGAGCGCCTCGATGACGTCCGAGATCGGATAAAGCGAAAGGTCGACCGGGGTGAAGCGGCTCATGCGGCGACCCTCACCAGCCCGTTGTCATTGGCGGCGATGACGGCACTGCGCTCCTCGAGCACCGAGTAATCGCCAAGGTGGCCGCGCGGATAGAAGGTGCCGGTGATCTCGAAGACGAAGACGCCGTCCGGCCCGCCACGGGTGAGCCGGATGGTCTTCAGCCTGAAGCCCGGCTCCCAGCGTTTCAGGGCGGCGGCGACTGCGGCGTAGATCTGCATGATCCTGCGCGGCGTCGCATTGCGGTCCTGGAGCTCGAGCGCGGCGGCACCGAAGGCACGACGCATCACCCGGCTGCCGATCAAGGTTGTCAGGATCACCAGGATCGACTGGACGCAATGGTCCCAGCCGGTGAGCAGCTTGCCCGTCTGTCGGTCGATTCCGGCGCGCATGACGCGTCAGTCCGCCTTGTCGCCCTTGGCGGGCTTCTGCGGCTTCGCCGGCGGCGTGAGCGGGGTCGGCTCGGCCTGTTCTTCGGCGGGCTCGATCGAGCCGGAGAGCAGCTCGTACTTCGCCTCCTCGTCGGTCAGCATCAGCATATGACCGACCTTCGGGATGCGGTTCCCGTCCTCATCGCGGAGGGAAGGCACGCGCTGATTGGCGACGAAGAAGCCGGCAGCGGCGGTGGTCTTGTAGGGTTTCTTCTCGGGCATGAAAGGCTCCTTCAAAGCCGGTTGAACTCAGCCGATGACCTGCACCCAGGGGCGGCCTGAGGTGGTGTGGCCGCAATTGGCGGCGTGGCCTTCCCGGCAAACCGGGGTGCCGTTGATGGTGAGCCAGTCACAGCCTTCGGCCATGAAGGGCGCGGTATGCGGCGGCACCGGCGGGAAATGCGGCTCGACGGGATCGCCCTTCAGCACGACGAGGTGGCCGCCGACCGTGACGAAGCCCTGGCCGCCTGCGAGCTGCACGCCGCCGGCGAAGTCGAGATCCTTGACCGCGATCCCCGGCATCAGCCCTGCTCCAGCTTGATCGCGGCGGCCTTGAGCTGGATCTCGCCAGCGGTGATTTTGACGATGGCCGCACCGACCGTGAGCTTGATCTCGCCGTCTTTCACTGAAACCGAGGCGTTGCCGATCTGCAGGACATCGCCGTCGCTCTCGGCCGCGCCGGGTGAAGGCTGATCGTCGACCGGGCCTCCCGGCATGACGCGAGAATGCGGACCGATCTCACCGCCCGGGTTGAAGACCAGGACGGGCATGCCGGTGCCGATCTTGGTGTAGCGGGACACGCCGCCGCCGTTCTTCCCGGAATACGAAGCCTGCTGGAGCATCGGCGACAGGAACGGCTTGCCGCCGGCGCCAGCGTCGTCGAAGCGCACCTTCGTCTTGCTGCCCTCATTGCTCTCGGCGAGGCCGGGCATGATTAAGGCGTTCACGCGGCGCTCGAGCGCGGCCAGGCGCTTGCGGAGTTCCTGTTCGCCGCTCATGGCGCGGGCTCCAGCGGAACCACTGGCCCGTCATTGACCTGGTAGCCGGAGAGGATGGCGTCGGGACCGCCGGTACCGAGCGCCGACTGGATAGCAGGCCGGGCCAGCAGAGCCTCAAGCAGGCGCCACTTCACCTCCATCAGCGCGATCGCGTGTCCGGTGCCGCTGGACTGCTCGGATATCGCGACGAGCTGGTCGCCGAGCTCTGCCTGCTGCAACCTGGTCAGCCCAACATAGGGGGCGAGCATCAGCGAGACCGAGCAGGCATCGAGCAGCTGCAGCGCGGCCAGGTCGGCCGAGGAAAACTCGCGCGATTGCTGCCCGACGCGTCCGGCGACCACCACGATCGCGACCGAGACATCGAGATCGAGATCCGCGCCGGCAGTCTTCACCGGCTTCGATCGCATGAAGCAGACACGAGCGGTCGGCGCCCGGGTCGAATCCTTCAGTAGATCCGACAGGTCGTAGCGATCGAGCTCGACCCTGACTTCCGTGAAGACGTTCTTGCCGGCTTCGTCCTTCAGGGCGCGCAGCTGAGTGCCGATCGCGGTGAGGAGCTCCGAAAGGCGGCTCATCCGAACAGCCTCCGCAGATAGGCAACCACCGTCTGCACCAGCTCGGAGCGGTCCTCACCGGACAGGCCTATATACGGCCGGGCCGGCATGGTGACCTTCTTCACCCGGAACAGACGGTTGCCGACCTGGAAGACGAGCGCCGAGGCACTCTTCGGCACGATGGTGCCGCCGAACTGATGGATGGCGGAGTAGGCCAGGCCAGAGCCGATGATCGCGCGCGTGCCGGCAACGGCATAATCGATCGAGCGGGCGAGCGCGCCGGAACGATGCAGGATCGGCTTGCGGCCTTCTCGGTTCGGCTTCCAGGCGGAGCCATCCGGAGCCGGACCGCCTGCGATGATGCGCTCGCGCGTCGACTCGCGAATGAGCCGCGCCATCGCCTCGAGCAGGGTTTCGCTCTCGAAGGGATTGAGCCTGGCGAGGAACTGCTCGACCTCGGCAAAGCCGGTGAGCTCGACATTGATCGCGAGCGTGCTCATTCGAGCCCTCCCGACCAACGCCGCGGCTCGGCCGAGAAGGCTGCGCCACCGCCGGAGACTACACCGCCGCCATCACCCGGGCCAGCGACCGGGGTCAGCTCGACGATCTCGGCATTGCCCTGGGCGACATCCTTCAGGAAGGCGAGGCGCAGTTTGGCCCGCTTCTCGATCTCTTCGGACACGCGGTCAGCGGAGGGGGCCAGCTGCCAACAAGCCAGGTCGACGGCGCATTGCTTGAGGATCGCCGGCGTCGGAACCGCGATCGGCAGCACATAGCGCTTGCGCAGATAGGGGTCGATCATCGCCTGCGCCGACTCGATCGCGATCGCGACGGCCGCGTCGACGTCTACATCGGCCGGCACCAGCGTCAGCAGGTGGTTGGGGCCGTAGAGCGTTTCGATATCGCTGCGTGTGGCGTAGGCCATGGGAGCCCTGTGAAAGGTGCGGCCACCGTGGCGACGGTGGCCGCTTTCATGGCGGGCGGCGGACTATCGTCCCTGCACCGGGGCGGATCGCCATCCGCTGACCGGGCTCCCGTCGGGTGCTGGGGG